GGGCTTACTAAGCCGGTGGACTTCGGTGGTGCAGCTGTTGTGAAGGTTTTCAAAACCTCTATGGTTGGCTTAGCCAACTATGTTCGTGAGACCGGGTACATTGTTGGAGACGTGACCGGCAGCTGGGAAACTTTAACCCTGGCAATTTCGCGTGGTCGTGAGTTCAATATCGATCGCATGGACGATGAGGAAACTCTGGGCATGGCTTTTGGCACTCTGGCTGGCGAGTTCATCCGTACGCAAGTTGTGCCGGAAGTAGATGCTTACAGGTTTGCTACTTATGCAGGCTGGGGCGGTGTGGGACAAGCGACTCCTGCTACGTATAGCGCATCCACTATTGTAGCTGCGCTGGATGCTGCTAAAGCTGCAATGAATGCTGCAGAAGTTCCGGTAGACGGTCGCATCCTCTATATCTCCGATACCTGCTTGGGATTCTTGGAGGCTGCTGTTACCCGTATGTTGGGCAACGAAAGTCTGGTCAACCGTTCTCTCGCAACTTGGGACGGCATGCCTGTTATTATGGTGCCGCAGACTCGTTTCTACAGCGCGATTACGTTGACCGCAGGTTCTGCCACTACTGGTGGCTTTGAGAATGCGGGCAAGGAAATGAACTTCTTGATTGTGCATCCAACAGCAGTGCTTCAGGTAACCAAACATGCTAACTTGAAAATCTTCACTCCTGAAGAGAACCAAAGCAAGGATGCCTGGAAGTTCCAATATCGGCTGTACCACGATGCGTTTGTTTATGCGAACAAAGTCGCTGGCATCTATCATTCGCACAAGGCATAGGTGTGAAATGTTAATGCGAAAAGGTGGTGTGATCCTTGATGTATCTGAGAACAGAGCAGCTTTCTATATCCGTGCTGGGTACGTCAAGGTAGAGACTAAGGTGCCGAAGCCAGCTATAGAAGTGGTGTCTGAACCGGAACCTGTTGCAAAGATTCCCAAGAAAAAGGCGATGAAATATGTCTAAACTTGCTGCAGCAGTGTTGCTGACAGGCAAACTGACCGGATACCTTTTCTATTTGCAAGGCGTTCCTTCAGCCTAAATTAGGAGCAGAGGCATGACGACTTCCCACGTGGATTATACATATTACCAAACCACATATCTAGGCAGTCTGATTGCCTCTGCCGACTTTGCAGCTTTGGCATTGCGAGCATCGGCAGTTCTAGACCAACTGACCTTTGAAAGGGCTGCTCTTGAAACAGATCCTACTGCTGTAGACAGCATTAAGATGGCATGCTGTGCTGTGGCAGAAGAGCTACAAGCACAGGCAGGAAGCAGTGGTGGAGGTATTCAGTCCGAAAGCATTGGTGCGAACTCCGTAACATATAAGGATGGTGCACCTGCAATGTTGACGGATAAGGAAAAATTGTCTCGTGTTGCAGCAGTGTACCTGGGTGAAACTGAGCTTATGTTCAAAGGTTTTGCTTCTGGCGAGTATGGAGGGTGTCCTCGATGAGGACGAATTGCAGCATTACGATTTATAACAAGTACATTGCTTCAGGTACTGAGACCTACCAGCGCACCCAGATCCTGGATGTGGAATGGGAAAATCGTAAGGCTGCGAACATCATCAAATCTGGCTTATTGGCAGCAGATCAAGCAACTATTTTCATACCTTTTGCACCAGCCGCTTCCTACCTTGCACCGAAAGCGTGGTTGGCTTTAGTTTCCAAAACAGGCAAATGGACACTGCAAGTCGGAGACTATCTGGTTAAAGGTTTGGTAACAGATGAGATAACTGGTGGCTTTACAATGACAAGTCTGAAAGCCAAATATGATGATGTACTCCAGATAAAGTCAGTAGACACGAAAGATATGGGTTCTGTTGGTATGCAACACTTTCAAATTGGAGCATCCTAGTGACATCACCGATTATCAACACCCCACGTGGCAGCATTACTGTAAACCCAAATGGCAAGGCTGAGCTTGTTTGGAGCACGAACTTCCAAGCAAAGTGGCATGCTCGATACAGTGCTGCTCAACGTTATGTAGACTCAGAAGTTCTGCGGTTGTGTGAACCGTACACACCACTGCTTACAGGCATGATGATAATGTCTGGCATTCTCGGGACAGATATTGGCAGTGGAACTGTGCAGTGGATTGCTCCATATAGTCATTACCAGTATTATCTAAAGCGCAAAAATCCTAGCAAAACTGGACCTTTGCGAGGACCGTTCTGGTTTGAACGCATGAAGCAAGTACACAAAACAAGCATTATTGCAGGAGCACGACATATTGCAGGTGGTGAAAAATGACAGTTCTCTCGTCCATTCAAGCATATATCTGTACATATGGCGGACTTGCATCCAACGCTCCAGTGCTTGTAGACTTCTTGGCTGCAACTCCTACGCAGTATGCTATCATACCGTTGCCAGGTGCGCAGGTGGTGGAATGGTATCTGAATGGAGGATCTGAAAGAGAGTTTCCATTTGCGTTCCAAAGTATGGAGAGTACTGCGGATGAGTTAGAACGATTGGAGAACATCGGGTTTTTCGAGGCATTTTCAGACTGGTTGGAGAGTCAGACTATAGCAGGTGTTTTACCGACACTGGCTGCTGGAAAAACTCCCTCCAAAATCGAAGCACTGGGCTGGGCATTTCTGTATGAGCAAGGTCAGTCGGAAACTGGCATATATCAAATTCAGGCGAAACTTACATATTCACAAGTTCCATAAGGAGAAATAAAATGGCAGCTGTTACAGGAAAAATCAAACGTTCTTTAATCCAGACCTTTCTGGACACCACACCTCCCACCCACACGTATTTTCTTCTTGGTGATGGGGTGGTAAGTGGTAAACTTGCTTACAATCCTAAGGTGCTGGAGGAAACTTACATTTCCGAGGATTCGGCAAATATTTCGGTTGAATCTTACGCACCGAAGATGCCAGTTGAGCAAACTGCAATCGGGGGAGATGAAGTCTTCGAGTACATTGACGGTTTGCGCATTGCTCGTGCGGTTCTTGGGGATGCTGAGACTACCATTGTTAATGTTTGGATGTACGAAACTGGCGGTCCTACGGCATATCCTGCGGAGCAGCAAGTAGTTTCAATCGCGATTGAGGACTTTGGTGGTGAGGGTGGATCTGCTGCAAAGATTAACTTTACTATCAACTTCATCGACGATCCGATTCCTGGGACCTTTAACGCAAACACCAGTGTATTTACTCCAAGCTAGGAGGATACTCTATGTCTAAAATAAAACGTTCGCAGGTCAAGACTTTCTTGAATACTGGTACTCCTGCTGCACCTACATGGGTTCTAATCGGTGATGGTGTAACCAACGCCAAGATTGGCATGAACCCGAAGATCTTGGAGGAGACCTACATCAGCGAGGACTCAGCAAATATTTCAGTTGAGTCTTACGCACCGAAGATTCCTATCGAGATGACTGCCTTGAACTCTGATGCAGCTTTTGAATACATTGATGTGTTGCGCAAAGCACGCTCTGTCCTGTCAGATGTGGAAACTGAGATTTGCAATGTTTGGCTGTATGAGGATTCTGCACTAGGATACTACCCAGCCGAGAAGCAGACTGTTAGCATCCAAGCAGATGATATCGGTGGGGAAGGTGGTGCTGCGATCAAGATGAATTACACCGTTAATTTCATTGACAATCCAGTGCTCGGTACATTTAATCCCACCCCCACTGCTGACTTTGTAGCGGATCCAATTAACACTATTCTGACAACTCTGGTTTTGGGATCTGGGACACTGTCACCGCTCTTTGCAACGAACCATGCGTGGCTCTGGTATACCACTTCTATCGCAGCTGCTACCGTAACAATGGCTTCAACTCTGGCAGGCGCTACCATTGTTCAGAAAGTGGGTGATACTGTAGTTGAGCAAGGTGCAGCTGCTGCTCTGAGCATGGGAGCTAATACTTTGACCGTTACGGTTACGGTTGGTGCTGAGGAAAGTGTTTACACAATTATTGCTACAAGAACGGTGTAAAAAGGAGTTCTATGAAGCTGAAATTTCAAGGTGTTGTTGTGGATGTTCCTGAAAATGAAGTTAAATTTTATCTTCATGTTGGATATAAGAGGATAAAGGAAGAAGAAAAAACTGCTTTTGAAAAACTTCTGAAAAAGAAAACTGTCAAAAAGAATAAACTTCTAAGGGACAGCCATGGATAACATTCGAATCGATCTTGGTATTAAGAAGGTACTGATAAACGACGGACCTGAATCCATAGAATTCAATCCGTCTGATGTTGCGTTTGCAGAACAATTTTATCAACTTATGAAAGAGTTTGAGTTAAAGAGAGTTGAGTATCAAGCACGAGCCGATAAG